ACCATGGAATAGTTCTACATGGACAACTTTAGTAGACACTACAGTTACCCACCCGTCTGTTGCTAGTTCATCTGTGTGTACACAACCTTTTGTAACAGTAACTACAAGGGTTCCAGTAAGTGGCTCAGCCGTTGCTTATTTAGATTGGGTAGCAATTCGCCAAGAAATTCAACGCTAAAACTTTATGATCGAAGCATTATCACCAACACAATACAATAGGGAGCTTGCTATAATTCAAACTAAAGCAGCTCGTCATTATGCAGTCACTCAAAACGAATGCTACCATAAGTTTTGGAATCGTGAACCTCAAATTATCCTTGATAGTATCAATAGTAACATAGCATTGACACTTGAACGATTTGAAGGTAACACTGATTTGGGACTAGCCGTAAACAAGCAGTTAGAAAAGACCGACGTAGTTGAACGCTGCATATTAACCATGCCTCAAGGCTATTCATTTAACGGTAATATTTTCAAATACGACACTCCTGTAGTAGTTGAGCCTGAGCCGACTCCTGAGCCAGAAGTAATTGTCGAAGAACCTGATGATGAAAAAGGATAATGGGGAGTCTTGGCTTATCAAAACGTAATAGTAAATTTTATCAAGGATTTTTTGCCCCTAAAAATCCTCAAAAGTATATTGGTAAATTGGATAATATAATTTATCGCTCTGGTTTGGAATTAAAATTGTTTCGATGGGCAGATAATAATGTGAATGTTTTGGAATGGAATAGTGAGGAGATCGCTGTTCCTTATTTCGATAGCGTTCAAAAGAAAAATCGCAAATACTTTATTGATGCCTACGTCAAAATAAAAGAAGGTGATAATGTTAAAAAATATCTTATAGAAGTTAAACCTTGGAAACAAACTCAAGAACCAAAAGCTACTAAAAATAAAAAGAAATCTAATTTACTTTATGAACAAGTAGCATGGAGGAATAATTGTGATAAATGGAATTTTGCTAGAGAATTTGCAAAGAAACACAGTATGGATTTCATTATCATTACGGAAAAAGAATTAAATTAATAGAATTTACAATCATTAAACATAAATAATATTATGGCGTTGAAATTAAAACTAATTGCTGAGAATCCTGATGTATTTGATAACTTCGAAGTTATTGAAGAACAATCCAATCGAAACAGTTCATCCAACCTTTATGTAAAAGGACCATTCATTGGTTGTAATAATGTAAACAAAAATAAGAGAATGTATCGTCTTGATGACACAAGAAACGAAGTTCAAAGATATATTAATGAGATGATTGTTCCAGGTAGAGCGATGGGTGAGTTAAATCACCCTACCAGCGCAGATGTTAATTTAGAAAGAGCTTGTCATTTGGTTACAGAATTAACTGAAGTTGATGATTATTTTATTGGTAAAGCGAAGGTTTTATCTACACCGACTGGTCAAATTCTCCGTGCGCTTATTAATGATGGCGTTAAAGTTGGTATGTCCACTCGTGCATTGGGACAATTGATGGAAGATCGTGATTACAATTTAGTACAAAACATGCATCTGGTTGCTATTGATGCAGTTGCAGACCCATCTTATCCAAAAGCGTTTGTTAATGGTATTTTGGAAAGCAAAACATACGTTGTTGAACAAGACGGTTCATTTGGGGAAGTATATGAAAATTTTGAAAAGTCTCTCAAAACTATTCCAAAGCATGATATTGAATCTTATCTTCGTAAACAAATCATAAAATTTATCAATAGTATCTAAATAATAATATGCCTAAAATATCCAAAGTTATGAAAAAAGACGGTAAAGTTACTTTTGATGGTCCTGAAGTAAAAAAACGCGAACGATTTGCACCTCCCACTCAGAAACATAAAGCTAAAAAAGGTAAAGGTTCTTATGATCGTAAACCACCTGAAGAAGATGCTGAATACAAAGAAGGGGAGACAAGTGAAATTAAAAAAGCTCATCTAGATGCTCTGCGTAAAAAAAATAAAAAAAATAAAAAAGATTTACCTCTTCCGAAAAAAACTAAATTGAGAAAACTTAAACCTTCTGATTTTGAAGAACTTGGAGAATCAGCATCAATTATCAAATTTCTTGAAGCTATCATGACTGAAGATCATGCAAAGGCTCATAAATATTTGAAAGATACCATCAATCACAAGATTCAAGAGAGAATTTCCAAAGAAATTGAAAAACCTTTGTTCTAAAATATAAAAAAGTTATATCGAATCTCTAAATAATATTATGAAGAAAAACAAACAGAATCTTTTCTCTGAAGACGTTCAAGCAAGTCTCGGTTTATCCGATACATCAGTTAATGCTATTCAAGAAGCTTTGGAAGCTAAAGTAAATCTTGCAGTTGAAGCTGCACTGGTGGAACAAGATGAAGTATATGCTGTTAAATTGGGATCAGTTATGGAATCTCTTGATAAAGATCGCACCATCAAATTGAAAAAATTGATGGAATCTTTTGAAAAAGATAAAACAGCTAAACTCGTTAAAGTTGTTAAGAAATACGAGAGAGAGCAACAAATTGATTTGCTAAAATTCAAAAAACAAATCACAGAATCTGTTAGTGCGTTCTTGGAAGAATTTTTAACTGAATCGTTCCCTGAAAAAGACATGGAAGCCGCAGTTAAAAATAAAACAGCATATTCTGTTTTGGAAAATCTTCGTAGAGTATTGGCAATTGACTCTGCTGTTATGAAGGAATCTGTTTCTGGTGCAATCTTACAAGGTAAAACCGAATTGGATAAAATCCGCAATGAAAATACCTTGCTGAAGAACAACCTTACAGTTCTCACCGAAGAAAAAAACAAGACTCAAATCAAGTTGTTTCTTGAAGCCAAGACTTCCAAATATCAAGACACCAAGAAAAATTTCATTAAGAAAGCTCTTGGCGACAAATCCTTGAAATTTATTCAAGAAAATTTCGATTACACTGTTCGTCTCTTTGAAAAACAAGAGAAAAAACAATTTGAAGTAATTAAAGAAGAAGCTCTCCAAAATCGCAAACACAAACCAGATTTCGTGAAAAATCAAAAAATTATCACGGAAGAAGTAAATAATGATGTAGAGGAGAATGATCCTTATCTGAACGTCCTTCAAACGATGGAATTCAGAAGATAATTTCCACCCCGCACTATGAGGAATTAATTCCTGAACAAATGTGAATAGAAAGTCAAAAATATATGAATATCCCACAAACTGATTTAAATAGCTCAAAAATGCAACGCGCAGTCGCTAAATGGCGTAAAGTGCTGGACTATAGCTCGAACTCGATTCCTGCTATCCAGAACGAACACGTCTATAAGACTACCGCTATGCTGCTTGAGAACCAAGAACAGTGGTGCTTTCAAGAATCGAACAACGCTGGTAGTAACGGCGTTTTTGGTGCAGCTACTTCGCTTGGCAATGGTATCGCTAATACCGATTCCTACGCTACTGGTGACGCTCGCTTGCCGAAGATTCTGATTCCTATGATTAGACGTACTTTTCCTGAATTGATTTCCAATGAGATCGTAGGCGTTCAGCCTATGGGCGGACCTGTCGGTCTTGCTTTCGCTCTTCGTTATGCCTACCAAGGTGATACTTTGAGCGATGGTGGTATCGACGGATACGCTAGTCAAGGTGGAACTGGCTCCAGTTTCGGTAATCAGCTTAAAGCTGCTTACACTGGTAGCGCTGGTCTTCCTAACGACGAACTTGGTTATCAACTTCTGGACACACGTTTCACTGGCACATCTGCTGGATTCCTTTCGGGTAACACCGAACATTGGACATTCGCAGATCAAGACCGTGGTATTGCTGAACTCTTGAGCAACTACGAATTGACGGGCAAAATCCCTCAAATCGAACTCAAGTTTGACAAAACTGCTGTTGAGGCTGGAACACGTAGACTCGCTACCCGCTGGTCGGTTGAGTTGGAACAAGACATCAAGAACATGAACGGTATCGATATCGATGGAGAACTTACGAATGCAATGTCGTATGAGATCCAAGCCGAAATCGACCGTGAAGTTGTGATGCGTATGATCCAAACCGCCTTCAATGCTGGTGCTGGTGCAGGTTTCTCCATCTGGAGTCCTGTTAGTGCGGATGGACGTTGGACTGCTGAAAGGAATATTACCTTCTATCAACGCCTTATTATCGAATCTAGTCGTATGGCTGCTCGTAACCGTAGAGGTGCCGCTAACTTTGTTATCGCCACTCCTCGCGTTTGCAGTATCCTCGAAATGCTTCC